CTCCCGCTGCGGCATCTTGCGGGGTATCGGCGTTGCCGCCGGTTGTGAGGGGGTCGACTCCTTCAAAGACGTTAGAAGGCAAGCCGGTAGCGTTAAGAAGCTTGCGCTTCTGCTCTTTCATTTGCTGGTAGCGTTCTTCTTCTAGTTCACGCTTTTGCTCTTGGAGTTCTTTTTGTTGCTGCTGGAGAAGCTGTGGACTTTTCGTTGGGGGGGTTTTGGTTTCTACCAATGGTTGGAGGCCTTTTGTGACCTCTGCTATAATATTAGAGAGTATTCCTCCTTCGAGAAGGCTTTCTTGAATACATTCTTTTATAATAGGTTTGATTATTTGTTTTAATTGGGATTTTTTCATTTATACCTCGGCGAGGATCTTTTCCACTTCTTCTTGAATCACTTTCTTGAGTTGGGATTTTGTGATCTTTGTTTTCCCGCGGGTTTTTTGAGTTTTGTTTTCTGAAAAGGCATCGCGAGTTTTCATACCTCTCTCGCGATGGCGTGCTTGATATGCCTTCACTTCTTCTTCTCGTTGGCGATCAACCTCTCTTTTTTCGCCCATCAATTCATATGCGTGATCTGCAATCTTTCTCGCCCACTTGAGAGCTTCATCATAGCCCTTATCTTCGGCTAATTCTTTGAACACAGCTAGTGCTGCTGGTTGGATATGAACTTGTTTTGGGTACCCCTTCTCGCTGCCATATTCCTTTTGAATGGCTTGGCCAATGTCCCTGCCCCAGCTAAGCTTCGCCTGCATGAGATGGAATTCGATTGGAGTTATTACGTCCCATTTAATGCCGTGCTCTAGTCCATATGCTGTGTCTCGTGATAATTGTTCTAATTCTTTATCAAGCTCTTGTTGTGCGGCTGCTGCCTCTGCATCTCTCTCCTTTTGGCTGCCTGCCTGATATTCTGCCTCCGATGCATCAGCCCTTGCTTTGGCATCTGCCTTCGCAGCCGCCTTTTTTGCTTTAGCCTTCTTGGACCAAGGCCCAAAAAATTCATTTAGTTGGGGATCCGCAACGGTTCCTTCCATCGCTTCTTTGATGACTTTCTTAAGCTGTGATTTTGTGATTTTCATTTTAAATATTTCCTTGTAAAATTTCGTTTAGGGCACGATTAATTCGGTCGCCCTTTGTGTACACAGCTTCGGTTAGTTGTGTTGCTTCTTTGCCTTCCATAATGTAGGCACCTGGGGCTGATGGTTCGCTCACCGCATCAAAACAAATCAATTGAAGATCGTCTTGAACATATTGGACGCCGTTTTTTCCCTCTTGAAGAGAGCCTAACGCTCGGGAGGAAAAACCAAACTTAACACCGCTGTTGTAAAGACCTCTTAGTATATCACCTGCTGGCGTACTAAGCACCTTTACCGTCCCTATCACGCTGCTGCCGTCCCACCATATTCGATTAATTATGTGCGAGGCATTTTTTAAGTTGATGACGCTATCGTCGGGGTGGTCACACTCCCCTAGGGCACGGCGGTCTTCGACAATCTTTTGATAGTTATCTATCTCTTTTCGCAACACCTCTTCAGTGTATACTCTCTGGTTGCCGTTAACGACCCCAGCCTCTTGGAGTTTAGCTGGAAAGATACAGACGTCCTCCTCCGCCACCATTTTCTTTTCACTTTCGGTGAGGAGATCTTGACAGCCTCTTTCGTCGCACTTAAGTTCAAAGAACTCTCTTAAAAGTACTTTTTTCATTTTCATTCCTTACGCGGGCACGACCCGCATGAGTTAAGAGCCGCTGCAGCAGCGTCGGACTGGTTGTAATTTCCACTTTTTAGTTTGCATCGCAATTTCCTTCGTTCTTATGGGTTATTTTAAACCCAAAGTCGTTGACCAACACACTAAGTAGGTAACAGGTGCCTGAGCTTAGCGAACCTAAAATGACCAAATTGGCCAAATTATAGTCAAAAGTAAATAGTTCCGTATACCTATTAATTCCAAACAAAAAGGCCCCTACCCAAAAACCCATACACATGGGACAATGGAACAACTTGCCAAAGCCATGGAGCCATTGGCGAGGAGGGCGTATTTTATTGAATATTGATCCGTATACAAGGATCTGAGTAAGCCCGTAGGCCGCGAGAACAAAATATAGTAAATCCATTTAGGCCTCTTTCGATTGCCCTTCTTCCATAAAATAACCCGTAAGGCCGTAGGCTGCCGTTGAGCCAGGATAGAGGTTGTTGGTACCCTTGCGGGGTTCATGAGGTACTTTTCCTAGGGCTGTGGTCTCGTCCTCGGGTGGGTCGGCAATATCTTTTTCCCATTCGGCATCAAAGCGCTCAATCTCGTCATAGTGGCCTTTTTCGCTCTCGAAAAACTTAGCCACCGAATAGATAGCTACTTGAGTGTTGTTAACTTCATCTTGCTGTTTTTCTTCTACCTCGACGAGTAAACCCTCCAGGGATCCAAACACATTGCCTCCATGAACGCTACTAGGGTCAACTACGCCATGCTTGGCTAAATAATCGAATAGTCGGGATTGCGCGGCGTATACGTGGGAGCCATATTGTTCTTTCGCCAGTGCCATAACCTTGTTGGCGGTGGGAGAGACAACAACGTCAAAATCGGGATGATCGTAAATGAGTATGTCGCCGGCCATGGTCTTGCGCGCCTTAAGATGGACCTTGGCTTCAGGCTGGGTTAGTGTAAGGGTGATGCTCATCGGCTTAGTTCTTCCACCAGGCTCTGGACCTTAAGAACCGTTGCTAGGCCGTCCTGATTAAGAGGGGCCTTGTTGAAGTTGTTGAGGATGTCCCTTACGCTCTCTAGCTTTTCCTTCAACCCCTTGTCACCTTTAACTTCTTCGGTGTCGAACCCTTCCGCGATGGCTTTTTTCAGGCGTCCGATCTCCTCGTTAAGGTGGAAATTAAATTCGGCTCCGGTATCCACAAAAGACCCAATATATTTTGACAGCAATTCTTTTTGCTCTTTCAAAAGATCGACGTATTCATCATTAAAACGTTTCACAAAGCTCTTAACTACAAGGCCAGACACTCCCGCGGTCTTTGCGGCATGCGCTGGGGCTTTACTTAACTTTTGAATAAGCTTGCTCTCCAGCATAATCTTACGTTTGGGCTTGACGCTGTCCGCAAAGATTTGAGCAATTGTGGCCAAGTCCTTGTAGTTGGGCACGAAATTAGCAAAGACCCCTTTGGAAATCTTCTTGTTGATTACGCCAATGACTGTGCTTTGCTCCGTAAAAAGTTTTTCTTGGTTGACGCGCGAATGCTGTTTGAGGGTTTCAGTGATCAACTTTTCGGCCAACTTTTCAGAAAGGCCGCGGGTTTCCAGAAGAGCCCGATATAGATCCAGTTCACGCCGCAATTCGGTATCTTTTTTGAAGTGCTCCTTCAGTATACCGATCGCGACATTGCGTTTCGTCATATCCTTGTTGATCGATTGTTTAACGACCTCTCTCAAGAGAGTCTCATATATAAACATTGTATTGCGTTTTTTGTTATGTTTAGCCATTAGATTTGCTCCAAATTCTCAAAAAGCTTTTTAATGTCCTCTTTGACTTCAAATATTTCTTTCTCTTCCTTTTCATAATTAGTTGTTTTGTTTTCGAATATACCTTTCCCAAGGCCCAGTAATTCTCGTGCGCCGGGAGAAAGGTTCATTCTTACTTGCCGCGAAGGCGCCCGTGACATCTCATGAGAGCCCATGGCCGTAAATTGGCGTTTGCGCGCGCCCATATCGCGTTTGTCATCTTTAGTAGGTTTGTAAACCTTTGCCTTGGATTTGTTGGTTGTAGTCTCGCCAGTTTTCGGATTAACCCATTTAAAGGTATCATCACGCTTGCCAGCGGGAGGCTCGCCAGGTGCGGCCAAAAGAACTCCTTCTTCTTCGCCTGCTCCTTCTCCCCCTATCGCTTCGCCGCCTAAATCTTCGCCGCCTAAGTCTTCACCGCCGAAATCTTCACCGCCTTCACCGCCCATGTCAAAATCGCCGCCGCCTCCACCGCCGCCGAAGCCTTCTTCTGCGGCTTGGCCAATTCCTTCTAATTGCTGCGTCACTTGCTTGTCATAAAACAGTTCGCGTTGATTTCGCAAGAAATCCTCGTCCGAGAGGTCGAACAGGTTGTTGGCGATCCATCGCTTGCTGAAAAAGCCTTCCACGGCTTGGGAAGCTACATCAAATTTGGTTCGCCAGCTTTCTAACTCCTGAAGCTCAGAGATTTTAGATGGATTGTTAAGCTTCAAACTGAAGGAGAGAAGATCATCATTGCGGAATCCTAAGACATAAAGATGGACAATGGCAATCTTTTCTAGTTCTGTGATGAGAGAGCGCTGTAGACGTTGAACCGTTCTCGCGAATCGAATGTCTTTTTGCGCCAAAGCGCCTTTATCTTCCTCACCCCCTTCTCCGCGGATTAAATAAGACATTGGGATCTTGAGTGCGGCAAACATCTTCTCTCTCAAATATTTTACATCGTCGATGTCGCCGGTGAAGGTGCCTCCTGGTAAACTTTCGATCTTGGTGGAGACACCTCCGCGCTGAGGAATAAAGTAATCCTCTTCTACCGACATTGGATTGTAGCGTAGATCAACCTGACCCGTATCGGCGTTGACAATTTGGTTGCGCTTCATGGAGGTAATAAAGCGCTGCATAAACTGCTCAACGTCTTGAGGGGGGATGTTGCCTACATCTACATAAAACACTCTTCGCTCTGGTGAACGTACAATTCGATACGCCATCATCGCGTCCTCTAAAAGAGTTAGCTGTCGCCAAATCCTTCGAGAAGAGTCTAGGACCGAGGTTCCGTATGGAGCAAACTTATCGTTGCCCAACACACGGAAATGAGCTACTTGCCAGTTCTCAAATGTTACTCCGGCAGAGTTCCATTGATACTGGATATAATTGGGATTGTTTTTGTCTTCACCCTCTAATCTTTCGATTTCGCGGCTTGGCAGCCCAATCACATTCTTAATTCCCATTTCGGCGTCTAGATCGAGATAGAGATAAAAATCTCCATATTTACACATTGTTCGGGACCAGCCAAACAAGTTAAATTCTAAATTCAGTACCTTGTAAAACAAAGTTTCAAGTAATTGTTTAATTTCTTCATCGGGGCATTGAATCTTTAACATCTTGTTGTAGACGTTAAAGGTTGTCATTTCATCTGCGTAGATGTCTAACGCTGATGCCAACTCGGGCGTGTATTCCATTTGGTCAAAGTCTGCGTACCGTGTGAGCCGGCTTTGAGTGTCCATTGTGTAGGACGAGTAGTTGTCGAGCGGGTTGTAACCCATCCTCTCAAACTTATGGCCGGCCACGTCCTTGAACGTGCGGGCATATTTATCAAGTTTACGGCGGCGTAGTTGTCGTGTATTCTGAGATCTAAAGTTAACGATGGGCCCCGAAAACAATCGCGTTAAACGCTTAAAGAGAGGGGAATCGGGGTTTCGTGTGCTCGTACCGTCGGCCATGTTCTATCCTTTTAAGACCCACATATGGTCTTTCATTTTTCTATGATCCTCAAATGCCTTCTCCATGGTGCTGCGCTTGTGTTGGCCCGGCACCCGGGTGTCTAGCTCGGAGTTCGTAGTTATTATAGCATCTAAGAAAGCTTTTTTGTATGCCACATCGCGCTGATTTTCAATTATTGCCGTGTCTCGTACCCAGCAGCCGATTGCGGCGGCCATAACTAAGTCGTCGTTATATGATCTTTGGGCCTCCGGTCTCCCGTTTTTCCAAATAAAGGTATCCAATTCATTGGCTAATCTACTAGAATAAATAGTTAACATTTTGTTTCTTATGAACTCTTCAAACTTTGCGATTATCAAAGGGCGCGTCTTGTTAGAAGTGGTAAAGCCGGCGATCACGCTAGAATTTCCTTCCGCGACGTGTTGATCCACGTACTCATGAGTCCCTTTTTTGGAATAATAAAGATTCTCGTACTCCTTGTCGCGCAACTTTTCCAGTACGTGGAAGCCGACGGAGTTGTTTTCCACAACAATAAGGGCCGTGTTATACTCTTTGGCGGTGGTATAAAGAATATCAGCAAAAAGGTCGGGCGCGGGTTTCCCCTTGTATTCGCAGATCAACTCTAGTGTTTCCAGCTTAAAGACGTGGAAACTGCTAAAGTCTCTGCCGTCGCCGCGGGACACATCCGCCACAATTAAATAATTAAATTCATTTTTAGGTTCTTCCCAGATCCAAGTATTACGATCAAAGCCCACTTTATGGACCGGATCGCGGATGCCCTCTTTGATACGCATAATATCATCGGGGTGGATCACAGTATCCCCCGAAGTGTTGAAATTACATTCATACTCCTGGGCGATCTGGCGCCGGCTCATGTTTTTGGTCTCTATTTCAAACCACTCTTTATCGCGGTCCGGATGAGCGTCCCAAGGCAATTTCACGGAGACAAATTCATTTTGACTTGCCTCGGCATTAACATATGTTTCATGAAACCAATCCCCCACGCCATGAGGAGTGGATATGGCGATACAGCGTCCACCAGTTGAGATCGTAGGGTATAACCCTGTCCACAGATCTTCTAGCCCTTCGATGTGGGCGGCCTCATCAATTACCAATAAAGAGAGGGCTTCAGAACGCCCGGCGTCGCCGCTGGTTGAAGAGGCTTTAACCTGGCTTCCGTTTCCCAACTCTATGCTATTTTTGTTGTCAACTATTAATTCGGAAATTTTCATCCACTCGGGCAGGTTTTTAAGTATAATCTTGACCTTGCGTACAAGGTTTGCCGCGGTGGCTAATTTGGTTGCAACGACCAAGACATTTTTATCGCGATGGAACAAGACCATCCAGGCTATGTAGGCCGCGGTAATTGTTGAAATTCCTAGCTGGCGAGCCTTGAGGCATATAACAAACCGGTGAAGAGTCATTTTCTCCACCAAGTCGTCTTGAAAGTCGTAAGTTTTAAAAGGAATGAGCCCCTTTCCGGGGTGAGGGATTTTACAATAGTTGTTTATAAAGTAGATAGGGGTTTTGCCGCATTTGACTACCTCTTTGATAATCTGCTTTTTGGTAAGCTTGTACGCCATTATTCACTTTTTTTGCGTTTGTCGTTCTTGGGTCGCTTGCCCAGACCTCCTTGCTCTAGAAAATCTTTAAAGCGCTTTTCAGGGCCTTTTTCGGAGGGCTCTCCGACTGCGGTGACATCTTTGAGGCCAGTGATCGTATAGATTTTTTCGCATTCGGCCCACGTACGTACGCGCGACATATTCTGAAGAAGAATTCTTGCGGGGCCCTCATCTTTAAGTTTAAGGGTATCTTTGGTTATGCTCTTATATTCTTTTTTGAGGAACTTAATAATATCTGCGTAGATTTGTTCTATCTCTTCATCGATTTTTGTATTGTGAACGTCCTTCATCGAAAGTTCTGTTTGGTAGGAGACAATGAGCTTAGGCCCGCTAATGCGTACTTTAAAGCCGTCCATCACTCTGGAATCGGTGATTGGGTTGCCTTTCTCTCGTCGTAAACCAATCTTAATTGCTTTATCATCTGCGTTATATCCGGCAATTTGTGTGCCGTCATAGGCATTTGCTGCCGCTTGATTGATTCCTTTTACTATATCATATACTGTTGCCATTTAATTTGCTCCTTTTGTTTACCAACCGCCGCCCGGGCTTCTTCCTTTGGGCGCATATTTAGAAGACTGATGTGAAGGTTGTGTAGCTGTGCCCACATTTCTGGCTGTTCTATAAGTCTTGCCTGCATATTTAGATAGGGCTTGCCCAAGCAACGCAAGCTGGGATTCGGCCTCCGGATTTTTTAATTCTGCCTTGCGCGCTGCATCAAGAATAGCATTGA